CATTACTGGTTTACGGGCGCCTTCTCATACCTACTTTCCGAGGATGATTCATTCTTGGGTAGGATGGAAGGATATGTCGAAAAAGCTGATAAGCTTTTCGGCATCAGGCTTACGCCTGACGTCCTATGGGAGTTGACTCCATGGAGCTGGTTGGCTGACTGGGAAGGTAATATTGGTGTAAACATTTCCAATATGACCGCTCTTGGTCAGGACAATCTCGCTCTGAGGTATGGTTATTTAATGAGGGAAACCTCTTTAAATCACTACACCTCGACCTCCAGGATCACCTCTTACGGTGGTCTTGATGGTCCCTTACACACTACTTACCGTGTTACTTGTAAGGAGCGTGTAAGGAGTTCGCCCTTCGGGTTTGGCCTTTCATCTGCTGGTTTTACTGACAAGCAGTGGGCCATCCTCGGTGCTCTCGGAATGACACGAGCGCCGAAGACTCTCTTCTGAGAGTCAAACGGTTACGCCCAGAGTGGGTGTGATCTAAGTTTCCGGCTAGTAACCGGAGATCACCTCTAGGAGTAGTGCCATGTCTTTTGCTGATCCGCAGTCTGTGACTATCAATGCTGTTCCCTTTACGCTTTCGCGTACTGGGTCTGGTATCAATTCTGGCTCGTTTGCCAGTAATGATGGCACCGTTAAGATGAGTGTCTCTAGCCAGTATGGCAAGAGAATTCGTCGTACGGCACGCATTGATCACTCGAAGTTTGCAACGGATCCGACCAACAGCGCCTTGCAGGTGCCTCGGTCTTTGTCCGTTTACATGGTCTGTGACGTGCCCCTTCAGGGGTATTCTGTCACAGAGCAAAAGCAGATCATCGACGCCTTCACGGCGTGGTTGACTGCTTCTTCGGGTGCACAGGTCACCAAGCTTCTTGGTGGCGAGAACTAGCGAGAGCTAGTATGCTAATTGTCGGAAAAACAGCTGTGATTGTGGCATTTTTACTTTATGCCATTCTCATAGCCACCGCTTTAGCACATCTCACTCTCTCGATGAAGTATCTTTCTCTTCTTCGAGATTCGCTCCGAGGGAAGTCTCTTCCTTTACATCGGAAGAGTCTTGCTAGTGAAGCGAAGGATCCGTAGCGATATGGCTAAGGACTGGTACCCCCATTAGGAGGAGCAGTGAAAAGCCTGATGCTACTAGCTAGAGAGATTCTGGCTGATGCCGGAATCTGGTGTCACGTAAGTACCAGTAGAGATTATAATACTATCTCTACTCGATTTGAAAACGAGGGGTTATCGTTTTTAACGATCACCCTTCCTAGGTTCTGTGATGATTTCCAGATTGCTCTGGATCACGGAACCTGTGATCCCTCCCTCTTTTCAGGTTTCAAGAAAAAAGGGTCAACTCCCGAAATTTTCGGTGGGTTGTTGGATCTCGTTTTCGAACGCGACAGTGGTCGGTTGCTCGAAGTACCTTCGATTGATGCTATCCGAGCCATTCGTCAGATTTGTCTTGCCTTTGGCAAGATTAACCTGCCTTGCAGTGATGCAAGAGTGGAATCGGCTATCATCAAGTACCTCGAGTGTGAGAAGGATGTTAAGAGATATGACAGAACTTTCCTTGATAAGAGGAAGTCTTTCATGCGGATGTCCGTGCTACTTTGGGCTCAGCTATTATCCAATTGTGATAAAGCTGTATACACGAAAAGTGTTTACCCTAAGCATGGACCCGGGGCGACGGCGGATAAACTTGTTGGTAACAACAAGTGGAACCAACGTGTCTGGCCCGCGCGTCTGGAACAAGAATTTCCTATGGCCGAGTTTGCATTCTCGTCCTATAGTGAATTCCTTGCTAATTCCCCAGACATCTCCATCCTCGAACCCGGTGCAGAACAACCCGTTCGGGTTATCACTGTACCTAAAACGCTCAAAACACCGAGGATCATTGCAATTGAACCTACTTGTATGCAATATACACAGCAGGCTATCTTGCAATGTCTCGTCGATGAAATTGAACGCGATGACAACGCGTTTAATTTCATTCGGTTCATTCACCAGGAACCTAATCAGGAACTGGCGAAGCTAGGGTCGTTTGACTCTAGCCTTGCTACACTAGATCTTAGTGAAGCAAGTGATCGTGTTTCGAATCAGCATGTACGTGCACTTCTTCGTAACTACGGTTCTTTGTTTCGAGCCGTAGATGCGTGTCGTTCACGGAAGGCTGATGTACCTGGTCATGGCGTTATTCGCCTGTCCAAGTTCGCGTCTATGGGTTCAGCGCTTTGCTTTCCTTTTGAAGCTCTCACTTTTTGTACAGTGATCTTCATGGGGATTGAGAAAGCGCTCAACCGACCCCTTACCAAGAACGATATTAAATCGTTCTATGGAAGGGTACGCGTCTACGGGGACGATATTATCGTTCCTGTAGAATACGTAGTTCCTGTTGTAGCGGAACTTGAATCCTTTGGATTTAAAGTTAACCGCAACAAGTCCTTCTGGAACGGCAAGTTCCGGGAGTCTTGTGGGAAAGAGTATTATGCTGGCCACGATGTATCCATTAGTCGTGTCAGGCAAACTCTTCCCCTACACAGGGGTGACGCACAGTCGATGATTTCCACAGTTTCTCTCCGTAACCGAATGTATTTAGCCGGTTACTGGAGAACTGCTGGATATCTAGATACCGTTCTGAGAAGATTTATACCCTTCCCAAATGGACTAGATACATCGCCTGGGCTTGTGCGCACGTGCTCACTCGGCTACGCATCCGAGCGTGAGCATCCAACTCTCCATAAGCCTCTAGTCAAGGCTATGGTAGTTGTGCCCACCAAGAGGAAAAGTCCTCTTGAAGGTAGTGGCGCACTTGCTAAGTGTCTGATGCCCGGAAGGTTCGAACCTTTCAGCTCAGATCACTTGCGATTCGCTGGACGTCCTACTGCCGTCGACATCAAGCGTAGGTGGTCTACACCCTTTTAATAGGAGGGTGTAGCCGGTCTTTGACCGGGGAGAAGTAAGACTGTGTCTTACTTTGAGAAGATGCGGT